TATCCGCTAAAGCTGGTCGTATTACCTCGAACCACACCTCTGCATCCATAAATGCCGCCTCGTCCAACACCACTCCACTTAAACTTCGACCCCGCAATGCCATTGCGTTCTCGGTTCCCTTTAATTCAATCGTGGATCCGTTAATTAGCTCGATCCGTAGGTCTGTTTCGTTCTTGCTGTGAATCCATACCTTCGGTACAAGCTTCTTTAACGCTCTCCAAGCAATGTCTTTTGCCATTCGATACGTTGGCGCACAATAAAAAAACGTCTCCCCAGGACGATTGATCGCTCCACGCAACAACTCAACGCAAGACAGGTACGATTTGCCGAAACGGCGTCCTGCTACTAATACTCGGAATCGTTTGTCGCATGAAAAGACTTCGCCTTGCGCCCATCGAAGTTGAATGGGGTCGGATTTTTGACTCATGCCTATCACAATACATAGCTTTCTGACCCCTGCCCCCCGTTGTCCATACGCTCCAGCAACAGTTATCATTTGTGGAACGGTAATCTTGTGGCAAATGGGACTTAGAACGCCTGACGCAGTTAAAGCTGAGCGCGTGAGGCGCTTATATCGTCGTCAACTCGATGGTCTTTCCGCTAGAGCATTGGTTTATGACCATGCCGAGAAAGAAAGCATTTCTCTGGCGACTGGATGGCGTGATTGGGATGAAGTGAAGCAAATGGTTGAAGAAGACTGGAAGAATGATCGCGAAAATATGCTTCCGCGTCTTCAACACATGCGCACCAAACTCTTTCATCAGGCTTTGAAGAAAGGGCAATTGCAAACGGCGAGTCAGGTTCTGGATTCCATTGGACGTGTTATCGGTGAAGCAACTGAAGTCGTTAATATCCAAGCGCCTGATCTGACGATCAAGATCGAAAACAAAACCGACTGACGCACCAAACAACAACAAAGACAGCGAGCCTTCCATACTGGGGGGCTTTTTTAGTACACGAATGCTAGTTGGCGAGAATATGTTTAAGTTGTGGGGCACCAGTACATATGTATTAGATATCGCCACCCCTCCCCCTATGACAGTCGGCAACTGTCACAAGTACAAAAAGTAGTACATTTTCGCAAGCTCACGAAAATTTGGGAGGCTCGCGAAGCCGTACCATTCTTGTACTACTTTGTGACAGCTGGCAAAGTGTCCTTGTTCCTGTAATAATCGAATAGATTCTGCTACAATATCATTGTAGGCAGGTCAGAAATCTGCCTACAGCACCTTGACAATTAAAAACTTTTGTAAATCTTTTTACTCAACTTTTTTCATGAAACTTTCTAAAAAACTTTCTCAAGATCTAAAGTCAATCCAGCAATCACTTGACGCTTGCAACTCTATCCTGAATTGTAAGGCTAAAGAGCAAGAGATTCAACGCCAATATGAAAACTACTGTGCGTGGGCTGATTGACTATTAGGGGCTGATCTTCGGGTCAGCCTAAAACTTTAGATCTTAAGATTATGAACGTTGATGAGTTTAACTCGCAGTGTCTCCAAATGTTAAAGCTCGCCAGAAACTGGCCAGACTCCACTTGGGAACAGCTGGAAGATTCCAACACTATGGCAATCTTGGACGCCATGTGCGACCTGGAGTACACCAAAGATCAGGAATCTTCAACTGAGAGTGAATCGCCTGATTCCGTCGCCTAGACCTCTTCCAGCTTTCACAGGCTGCAACGTCTAACCGCTCGCCGGCCTCTCACGAGGCCACTCTCACTAAACGCGGGAAAGCTACCCACAAACGCTCCAAAACACCACAAAGAAACCATGTCTAAATTCTTTACTGCTGTACTCAGCTATGGCGCAGCAGGTCTGCTAGGTCTCTGCTTTGCGCAAGAGATGGCACAGGCTCCGATCCAGCAACACAGCGGAACACAACAGGCAGTGAGAATCATTCGATGATTTCATCTCCCTATTGTATTTTCACCGCTGCTGATTTCATGACCTACAACATCATCCGCTCTTATCATCCTTCTTTACGTCGATCCGACAAGATCATGCAGAGAGGGTTGACGCTCGAACAAGCACAGGCTCACTGCCGCCGACCTGACACCAGGAAGGAAGGGCAGTGGTTTGACTGTTACACGCAAGCCTGAGCAGATTGCCCGCCATTGAGCGGGCTTTCTCTTTCGCACCAACCAAAAGCCACAACCTTATGACAATTTCAGAAGACAAAGGCTTCAAGGCAACATTTGACTTGATCACGGCAGAATCTTGCGAGCAGGGCGACCATGCCGCATGTGGCTGGCTTGACTGGCTAGGCGATATGGTCGACGACTCTTGGGACTCACACTGGGATCTTCAAGACGTTTTAAGGCTTAAGGGTTATCGGATGGAAGGAGATGGTTCTTCGGTTCCAAGATGGCTCAGCGCTGAAGCTGACATGTCAGACCTAATCCACTGCGCGAGACCCTGGGGTTTCTTAGCTGATTCTCCAGATAACCAGGAGACCATAGGCGGAACAATTTCTATTCACCGTCCAGACTGGATTACAGACGCCAGCTGGCTCAGGGTCTGTAGGTTGCTTGGATGGAAGAATCGCTATTAAAAGACACCCCGCCTAAGAGCGGGGTTTTTTTATGGCTCCGTACCAACAGCAGCTAGGCCACCAGGTCACGATTGAAGATCGATTCAGGACCATAACGCTCGATCAACTCAGGGAAAGCATCCAGCAAGCGTTGACGGTTAATAGGGTCAGCAGCTGCGAGACAGTCTGCAAGCTTGACAGCGAAGGATCCACCATTACGGCGAATCGTTCCAAGCATTGAGTGAAATTGTTCTGGGGTGAGTTCCATTGTTCTTGTGATGTTTGATTAAGGTTAGGTGGGATTTCAGAATCCGATAAAGGTAATAACGGATCCTTCGCTACGAGCCCTGAGAAGCTTCTCTCGGACCCATAACGCCCTGCCAGCCTTAGTGCGGTTCGTAGCTTGCTCACAGTACGTGTCAAGAGCTTCTACGAGCATTGCTGACTCGTCTGGAGACATGAACTCCTGGGGTTGAACACTAGCCATGTAGTGATCCTCGTCTAGCAGTCGCTTGTGCTCTTTCATCGTAGCCATGGGGTTGCCTTTTAATCGATTACTACACTACAATAGCACTCAAGCGAGGAGCACACGCTGCCCGCTCCAACAACACCAACACGCAACTGCCCATGACAAAAGCTTTCCCACGTACCAGAAAGCCAACCCTCAGCCAAAAATTTCTCAGAATTATCATGAGAATCATCAATGGCTGATCGTGACGCAATTGATGCAGCTATCTCAGACCTAAAGGCTGACGGCTCTTGTCATCGTGAAATAGCTGATCAACTCATGGATACCTTCGATGTCTCTCAGGCAACCGCCTATAGACATATCGAACGCTTCTCCAGAGTTCAGCCGCTCCAAACCGACAAACCTGCTTGGCTTGCTCCGTACCAGCAAATCAACTCCCTTCTACAAAGAGCAATTGCTCGTGATGATGAGGAGAAAATTGATCACTACAGTATGAGGCTTTCTGTTCTCATCCAACGCCACAAAATCGCAATCTTACCCGATCAACAATGAACTCTTACGACTACGAACTCGACGAAGACTATTGTCCTGTCTTCCTGCCTGACAGCCTCTCCGATGAAGAAATCGAAGACATGCGAAGGAAGGATGAAGAAGACTCCGTACCAACACCAGCAGAACGTAACCCGAGCCTCACATGACTCTCTTTGAAATCAAACAAGCCATTCATTCAGGTCGCAGAGTATTTTGGAACCATCAAGGCTATGAAGTCGTTTATGCGCCAAAGATTTCTGAATACTTGATTAAATGCCATGGCAACCAAAATATCATTGGTCTCACATGGAAAGATGGCGTCACAATGAACGGCAAACCCTCTGAATTTTTCACCAAATGACTGACCTCTACACCGCTCAACAAAATCTATTAATGCTAGAAAAATGTCCAACATGGTACGAACATCTAGACAAAATTGATGCAGCAACAGCAGAGTGGGATCGTGTCTATGACATCCGTACCAATGCAGGATGGGAACTAGATGAAGACGGTTGGCTTGCTCCTTGCCCTGATACAAATGAATTGATACCTGAATACGATTGGATCGACAATGGACTCCCTTACCCTGAAGACAAATGAAACCTGATCAATTCCACGTCCCAAATACACTATTTGTTGAACGGTCTCTACATAAGGATGGGCCTTCTCCTCTTTATGTAGCCTGGAAAGCTAATACCTCTAGGATGTTTTATAACAAAACAAGTTTGTTGAAGTTTTGCGCTTGGCCGAAATCTTTGCCGACTGGACAAGCATTACGGGATTGGCTTGATTCCTTCGATGATCAACCTTCCGCTTCCCATGAGTGACTATCTACTGGTCGTTCCAAAATGTATGCAGTAAGCAAATGCTTCATTTCTGTTAACGGGATTCCTACTTCTGCTGCTGCTTTAGCAACATTCCTCTTCCCGCGATAACAAAGGTCTAACGCTTCCTCAATCCTCATTCCGGCAAAAACACATGATTACGCTTCGACCCTACCAGCAAACCATCGTTCAGTCAGTTAACAAAGCATTTTCAAATGCTCCCAAAGTCTTGCTTCAACTCCCAACAGGTGGAGGAAAAACAGTTATCTTTTGCGAAATAGTTAAACAGTATTTGGCTGAAAATAAAAAAGCAATTATTGTTGTTCATAGAAAAGAACTTCTGGATCAGGCGTCTATAGCCCTTTCAAGACTGCAAATACAACACAGTCTTATCGCGCCAGGAGAACGTGTGGATCCGTCCCATACGGTCATTGTTGCCTCAGTTCAATCCTTAAACAGAAGAACGCTTAACTTCCAACCAGACATTCTCATCATTGATGAAGGGCACCATGCAGCAGGTAATAACAACTGGACAAAAGCTATTAAAAAATGGCCTAAAGCAAAGACACTTGGGGTCACAGCAACACCTTGTCGCCTTGATGGCAAACCTTTGGGTAACCTGTTCAACATCCTCGTATCAGGACCGCCAACCGCTGAACTAATCTCTCAAAATTATCTCGCTCCAGTCAGAGTGTTCAGTCCTCAAGCTTCTGTGACCGCTGAAGGTGTTGGAACGAGAATTGGTGAATATATTCAAAGCCAACTTGCTGAACGCTTTGATACACCAGAAGTTGCTGAGGAAGCTGTTCTTAACTTTCAACGCATTTGCCCAGAAGCTAAAGCAATAGTCTTTTGTTGTAGTGTTTCTCACGCAGAACACACAGCGCAGGCGTTCCAAAATGCAGGGTTTTCATCCGCTTGCCTACATGGAAAACTTTCTAAAGTAGAGCGTGAATCTATCCTTCAACAATTCCAAAAGGGAACTATTCAGATTGTTACCAGCAGAGATTTGATCAGCGAAGGCACCGACATTCCAGATGCTCAAGCCGCTATCCTTCTTAGACCAACACAGTCCGAAAGCCTTTATTTACAACAGGTTGGACGAGTCTTAAGGACTTCGCCTAATAAGCGATTTGCTGTCATAATTGATCTCGCTGGTAACACCTGGAAGCATGGACTGCCAGATGAACATAGAGAATGGAGTATTACTCGCGGTCTTGCAAAAACAAAAACTATTCAGTTAAGTCGATGCCTTGATTGCGATGCAGTAATAAGTAAAACACAGGAATTTTGCGGTCACTGTGGAACCAAGAATCCTGATTGGCAAAAACCTCAAGAAAACAGTAAAGCTGAAAAAGAATTAGTCAACATCTCTCCATATGAATTGGCAAAACTAGAAATTGAAGAGCTTAACCTTACAGATATTACTAATACTTTTGCATCCCAAATCGCTAGGGAGATCAGGCTGAATCGCACACGCTGGAACGGTTGTGCTCTTCATTGGCACGCTCTTGAAAACAAATCCGTTCCAGAAGAGCAGGCTAACGCGTTTGATTGTTTTTTAAGAAATTACACCTTTAATTGTCAAGATTTATTCTACGGATGGTACGATCAAGATGATGAAAAACTTTCGCGTTTAGAAGGGAAAGTTGTTGACCTGCTGGCTAATGAAAACTTTTCAGAGCAATTGATCGAACGCGCTGGAAATTCACTTATGGAAAAAACATTTCCTGATAAGTTCAAGGTGTATGTAGGGGCTTATTTCAAATATACCTATCATATCAAGCTAGAAGATTTACGTTTTTATGAGTGTAAAACTTCCAAACTGTTAACTTTCTATGAGCTTGGCCCACTCTTGCAAGTCCTTATGGCTTACTACGTTCCACTTGACTCCCAATATGGATTAAGAGCTAACATTGAAAAACGATTAAACTGGAAAGAAGACATGCGTCGGGAAGGATACGACTAAAAATTACACGACTTTCTAGTTTCATCGCCTATTACGGCGATTTTTTTCCCTTTCGTTCCTAAACCAGAATCCTTGGGCAAGTGCTGTTAATCCTTGAGGGCTTGCAGCTGACGCTGCTTCATCCCTTGCTCTATCAATGTTCTCAAATACTTCTCGCTC